GAAGGAGAGGAGTGCCGTCGTGCTTGTGGCCGGTCGAGTTGTTGAACGCAGCAAGAACCTGATCGAATTCGTTGTTACTGTGTGCGGCGGTGATAGTATCGCCGTCAGAGTAAGACGACTGTCTAGTGTAACCTGCCATGTGTTATCTCCTCCCTCCCGGAGTAAATTCTAATTGATAGCCTTTTATAGATATCGGGGCTGCGCCTTGTGTGTCGTCCAAGCGCACGGCTACTGTGAACCCCCCGCCTTCTACGCTTTGTCGTACAAGCGGTGTGCCTGACGATCCGTACACTGCAGTGCCGTATGTCGACGCGGTCAGACCGTACAGAGCGATTGCGGAGCCTGTCGTTAAATCGTACTCCGCTGGTTGCGGTACATCTGCCGAAGCGAAGTCGTAACGAATACGGAACTTGGAGTTCACCGCACTTTCGTTTTCGTAATTCCAGATGATGCGCTGCATCAACTTTCGTATACCCGCATCCCCCATCGTGTAGTCGGGAGAGCGATAGATTGCGTTTATGTTTGTGCCGTCGAAAGTGTTGCCCGACTCTTGCTTGTGGATGTAACCGTCGTATCCTCCATGCAGGATCGTCTCGACTCCGCTGATAAAACCGGACGCTGCACACGCTGGTTTGATACCCTTGAGGTCAGCATACTCCCAGCCCATGCCACCCTCTACTCCTGCCTTGATAACGCCGATCACACCGAGTGCTGCTGCACTGGCCTGTGCGTCAGTAGGAAAGAACAAGCGATACTGAGTCTTGTTACGTATGACCAATGACGAGATTCGTTCGGTCGACACGTTGTCGAGACGGGGCTGTATTTGTTTCGACACGGTGCCGAGTTCAACGTCGCCGATCTTTTCCGTACCTGCAATCGTACGCAGTCCGTCCGGTGCGAGGAAAACGAGATCACCTGCAATTTCCTGTACGCTAAATCCGTCGATACATCCGATGTTACGTGTCACAGGAACGACAGCGAAGTCACTTAGGCTGGACCCCTGTATTCGGAAAATAGATTCTTTGCAAAATACGAATAAGTTTTCACGGAAGACTTTGAGACCTGTGATGATGCCGTCAACTTTGATGCTGCCGCCACCGCTACTCGAAGTAAAATCATCTTCATCGAAAGGCACACTGAAGATAAGTTCTTGTGGGGTTGAGGACATACCCGCGTAGAACACGTGACTACGAAATACTTCGACAAATTTAGCGTCTGCGGGTCTGCCACTGGCACTCACGTCTGTGATACTGCTGTTGTCAAAGACGGACGCTAAGTTAGCCCCGTCGACAAACACAACCTTGTCTGTACCGTTGAAATTGAAGTTGACGAAGTTGTATCGTCCGGCACTTGTACGTCCTGAGTCTATCTCTGTCCACGATCCGGTTGCGCCACCCTTAAATACCTTTTCACCGCGTGCAGCAATGACTTGATCTTTGTAGATGTGTACGCCAAGAACCTTCTCACTAGATGCGCTGGTCTGCGGTACGATGTTCGAGTTGAACTTAGCGAACCCGTTGATACGGCGATATCCGCCGTTGATGTCAGGTTCAAAGTTTTGCAACTGTGTAGCTGCACCGGGGGGTAGGGTAAAGGCATCCTTATCAAGCACCAAACCGCCGCCTAACCTCACAACAAACGGACTGAGTAGTGAAGTATCTGGCATCAGACGGCCCTCATGTAATCCTTACGGTTGATCAGTTCGACACGCAAGCGAAGCAGTCCTTCCTTGTAGTCACGCAACGCAAGCTGTGCAAACTGAACATCAGAGCGAAGCATATGAACGTAGTAACGAGCGCGGTTGACAATAACATCGTGGAAGCGCTCGGGTATGACAGACACGTCAGTGTTGTTCGCCAAGTCTGACGTGGTCTGATAGTAATAATATCGTACGGTGTATGTGGCCTTGTCAGGTACGGGCGACAGGCCGATCTTCTGATCCGGAGTTTTGTATACAAACTCGGGCAACGCTCGTCCGCTCGTGTCCGGGTTCGTGTCTGCTTCGTTGCGACGTTCGAGGTACTCGTTGAACGACAGATACTTCAGTTGTTTTTCCGCCGTGGATGCGGACTCTTGTATAGTAAAACTATCATAGTCGACAGTCTTTGCATCTGACTCTCGGGAATACTCTGCTGTTCCCGCAGTAGTCGTAAAAGACTGATTAACAACAGTAAACGGCCACTCAACTTCGGAGTTGATAATGTCTCGCTGTGCTTTGTTGATAAAGTCTTTGACTGAGGTCTGGATGCCGCGCGTCGAAGAAACTGTGGTAATTTCCACTTCATTGATTTCTCGTAACACAGCGTTGATAAGTTCTAAGAATGTCATCTATCGTACCTTGCGATATGCGCGGGTCTTCTTTGCTATCTTCTTCGGTTGCCTAGCAACCTGTTTACCCTTCTTCGTGGCCTTACGCTTCGCGCGAGTCGTAGCAGCGTATTCTTTCGCGGAAAGCGCCTTGATAGCCTTTTCCGGTAGATATCTTTCCCCGGTAGCTTTCGGACCTTGTGTGGACGGCTTGCCACTTTTAGTGCGCCACTTCTGCTTAGTCCACGCTGTCAAAGAGCGTTGGCTCTTCTTCTTCGGCATCTGCTATCTCCATTGTAAGCGTAGCCAGTGCGGCTAGTTTGTCTTGGGCGTCTCCCCACTTCGTAAGTGCCGCATCCATCTCTTCCAAGAGACCCGGATGTTCACCGATGCCAACAGGACGATCAAGGTAAACTTGGAATACAAACTCTGCATCTGCCATCTCCGCCTGATATTTGTGCTGTAATGCCTGTATCGCTAACTTTTGCATTGTCATTCCTATTATAATTTACCTTCGTGACGTAGCAACAAAAGAACGAAACCTACAAGCACTGACAAAAGTCCGGATAGAATCGTGATGATCAGGGTCCAGTCTACAATTTTCTTACGGCGTTTCGCTGCTGCTATCTCTGCTTCTCTTCGTGCTATTCGTGCTTTAGCTTGGAAGCGTTGCCAGTCTCCCCACAAGCCGGGTCGTCCGGCGTATATCATAATCTGCTTCAGTTGTTCTTCTTGTTCCCGTATCTGTTCGAGGGCCATAAATTCTTCGAGGTCTGATCCGTTGCCCTTCTTGCTTGCCTTACGTTGTAGGTCTTCCTTCGCACCTACAAAGTTGGCAATAGCACTACCTGCAGCGGCAATGTCCTTGCCGTTTTGTACCGCTGTTTTGATCACAGCGAAGGCAGCATTTGCAGCAGCAAGTTCGGCTAACATCAGTAAACTCGTACACTTTCATCGACTAATCTGGGTAGGCAGTATGCCGTCACCCTTTTCCCTTGTTTATGTAAAGTCTGTGCATACCATACGCATTCATTCAAATCTCGGAAGTACATGTCACTACTGACTTGACGTTTGTCCTCTCCTGTGCCAAGAAAGACAAACAGGAGAAAGACGTGCTTCATCAGTCCTTATAACCGCCTCCTGCTTTTTTGTAGGCTTGGGCTAACATCTGGGCTTTACGCGCCGACCACTGTCCCGGGCGTCCGCCTTTGCCACCGGCCTTGATGCGATTGAAGAGGCGCTTTCTCATTCCGGGCTTAGTGTAGTTGCCAGCTTCATTAACTCGACTCTTGCCCTTCGCTTTAGACTTCGACGGTTTGCGAGTTTTTCCAGCCCTGCCACCCTTCTTGAGTTCTTCTGCTTCCTCGACGCCTTTAATCTTTCCGGCGTTGCGCGTGGCGTAGAAAACTTGCTCACCCTTACGTCCCCCGTATGTGCGTTTCATGGATTGCATGATCTTTTTGCCTTTATCTGTTAGGGGCATTACGTAAACACCACAGGTTTACCCTGTTTCTTGTATTCCTGCGCTTTCTTGCTAGGATACTCGGGTTGCTCAATACCCTTGCCTTTGTCTTCTTGCATCTGACGAAGTCGTCCGGGAAGAGTTCTGTAAAATTCTTCTTGTACCCTTCGAATCTGCTGCCCCTGACCGGGCCTGTAATTTTCAGGCTTTTCCGCACTGGACATGGCTCTACGCCCTTTTACGTATCCGCTGCTCATACGAATTCACCCTTCTTCATAGCGTCCGAAAGTTTCGTCGCTCGTGATTTGACCTGCCGTGCCCAACGGGAATCGAGCATCTCGACGGATGCGGTATCGAAGTCGCCTGCCTCGATAGCAGCCCACATCTTCTTAAATTTACAGAGGCGTGGCACGCCCATATTAAATGCCATGTCCATCACAATCAGTTGACGTACTGCGTCGAGATCGTACACACAGGGCTTGGCTCGTGTCAGTTCGTTTTCTACGATTGCGATGTCGTTAGTGGCTAGATAATACGCATCCGCTTCTGTGATGCCGTGTTCGTAGACAGCATCCATGGAGGGAATGTCCATGTAATCAAGTTCT